ACCTTTTTGGATTGCACGTTTGGCTTGCTTGGGGCCTACAGTACGGGAAATAATCTCGCTCATTTAAGTTCCTATCTTAGTTTGCGGGGTTGTAAAAAATTGCGCTATGTATGTATTATAGCGTCAGTCCGTTAGGAAGTCAAGCGTATTTTGGTTAAATCAACCAATATCTTCAGATTTTTTTCTAGCGTTGATTGCTTTGACAAGACCGTATTTTCGAATATCGTCTGAAAACAGCATCAATTCAAAAGCCTTTTTTTCCGAAAAAACGGTTAAACTTTGATTGGTTAGATAGTAAGGACAATCAATAAATCGATCAAAAAATATTATCGTTTGGGGACTAAGTTCAACACTTTGAGTAAACGGTACTTCATATTGGGTCAATTCCAAAATATTTGTCAAATGTTCATAACCTTCTTCAGTAAGGCGTAGTCCTCCAGAATCTTTAGTGCGTGTATTTTTCCACCAAAGTCTGTGATGCATCTTAACTGTGGCTTCATCACAGGATTTTTCTTGTTGTTTCAAAAAAATCTGCGTAAACGCCAATGAAGATATCATTTTAATGTTTGGCCAGATGTTAATACTGTTACTTGGAAGTCACTACAACCAAAAGTTAAATTTAATTTTTTGGCTAGATTAACTGCATGTCCTGGATTGCTGAATGCCACTTTTTTGTATTTAGGCCCAGGATAGCTGGTAACACTACTAAAACTCTTTAAATTAAAAGGTGAACCTTTATAAAAGACAGCCCAAATTGCTTCGGCTGCTAATACTTGCTCGCACTTATAATTTTTTTTGTTTATGTGTTCAAGAAGAACTTTTGGTTTTGGTCTGCTCACGATATGCGTCCTCAAATGTACGCATATATTTATCTATTTTTGATTAGAGAAACCGCCACCGTCTAGCTCTACAGTAACAGTGTCGTTAGCTGTATTTTTAAGAATATGCATCAAATTATCGTAATCTTGAGTTAATTTACTGGTAACTTCGCCCAAGGTAAATGCCAATTGCTTTGCAGTTTTGATATCTAACTTGATTTCTTTTTGCTGACTCATATCAGCTATTTTTACCTGCTGTATAAACTGTTGCAAGGGTATTGTGTTAATTGGGTTACTTTGCATTGGCCAGTGCCTCTTTTGCTTCTTCTTCTGTTTTAAAAGGACCAGTAAATGGGTAACGCTCAATGGTGATCAATTTAGGGCAAAAGCTTCTAACCCAATTTTTAGGGAATTTAATAATGTAGTGTCCAGCACAGAATAAACTTTTACTTTGATTACTTTTTGTAAACAATGGTAGTTTTCTTCGTACGTCATACATTGAATTGTATGGTTGCCACTTAGTTGGATGCCCGTGGCATTCATTTACATCAACTTGTGATATAGTGGTTGTAAACCCTTTTAAGAAAAAATTAGTACCAAACTTCTTTGTTATATCAGACTTTTTAGTAAAATATATTTCTCCGTTAGCACCGCACAACACATACTTGTTGTTTTCTTTTTTATGTAAGGTACCAACTTTTTCTCCGTCTTGCTCAACAATCCAAAGTAATCCATCTACAATGGGTTTTGCATGTAAGTCTGTCATTCTGCTTTTCCTCTTTGAAATTTATATTCTCTACGTAGCCACCACTTGTATTGGTGCCAGTATTGATGCATACTTAATTTTGGTTCTCTAAAATTATCTCGTTCATCACAATTAGAAATCCAAAGTTTTCTCAACCAATTGGTAAAGTCCGTGTCATGCTCTTTGATATTTTGCTTGGAATGGTTCTGCATATTGTTGTATTGAATCCGTAATTTTCTTTAAATCGTACAAGTTACAAAATTTAAGCAATCTAATACCAACTTGATCAATTGTCTTAGGAACAGCATTAGTACTAATTGTTTCCGTAATTACATTTCTAATATCTTGAGGTTGCGCGGCCAGATCAATGAGTTTACGATTACGTTCGTAATCTTCTAGCACACGATGTTCTTCGCCATTATGGTCCACCCAACGTTGCAACATCATGTTGTTCCACGCGAATCCGCGATTTGATCTATCGTTAAATGCTTCTTCTAATTTGTTTTTACGTACCTTTGGATAAGCACTAAACACATTGTCAGTGGGATCGCCACGCATACATTTTTCAAATAACAGCCATTCAGGATTTGGGACATCCTTAGCCGCATTAGTTTTCTTATCAATAACACGTTTGCCCTTTTTATCTAAGATGCCTTCGTGTGTTATAGTTGTTTCCATTACACCATTATATTGTCTAACATTTGGCGCAATCAATTGTACAAAGTCGCTGTCTGTTGAAATTATCACATGATCTGCATCGGGATGTGTCTGTATCCAACCGGCAATTAAGTCATCTGCTTCTAACTGCGGATTTTGTAGTACAGTACAGTTGGTCTTTTCTGCAATAAAATCTTTAAAAGTATCAAATGCTTCCCAAAATACTTTTTCTTCTTCTGCTTGTTTCTCTGTATGTGCGGCACGGGCATCACTGCGATTGCGTTTGTAGGGCGCATAATAATCTTTGCGCCAGCTACGCCCTTCAAGACAGAACACAACATGACTGCCATTGAAGTCTTGCCATGCTTTTTTAATACTGTTTAATGTAATGTGGAATGCCATACCAAGTTTGATATCAGCACTGCCGTTAATAACGTGCCTAGCACGGAAGAATGTGTTTGCTGTATCAACTAAAATATAAGTCATTTTACCTCTGCTTTGCCACCGGCAAGTTTGTTAACATTAATAAAGCCAGCACCACGATTGGTGTCTTGACCTTCGTCGGCTAATACGTTTCGAGCTAGGTCTTTAAACCAACGATCCACAATCTCTTCTTCTGGATCTCCATCAAATCCGTATCCTGCTTGCTTCAATTGTAACACAAACTCGGCATTCCAGTCAAGCTCAAAAAAGCCATTTCTTATATTATCTTTGTTGACATGCGTATCCAAAACGGCAACCCACGGCTCTCCTTTGGCAGTAGCACGTTCTTTTGGAGTCATTTTAGCAGTTTCTTCTGCTTTTTGAGCCAACTCTGCGGCACTAGTAGCTTGTTTGGCCACTTTCATAGCATCTTCAGCTTGTTTTAAACTGGCTTCAGTTTGAGCTTTTATTTTATCAATGCCAAATAATTTTTCAATAAATTTATTCATTTTGTAGTTTCCATATGATACGTCAGTGTTTCCAATGGAAATATTGGACTAATTTTGTTTTCATAAAATTCCATATGTTTTTCAGCAAATGGAATTAGTAACTTTTGAAACCAAGTTTGATCAATACCTTCATTAAATGTTTTACTATGCATTATAAATGCAAAATCGCTATAGGCATATCTTTCATGATACACATGCCCTTTGACAAAGTAACTTAGTGTATCTGCGGTAAAAAAATGTTTATGTGTTGGATCAACGCAGGCCCATTTGCTACGGAAGTAGGGAACAATAATAGTTACAGTTGCACCTGCTTTGGATATGCGATGTATTTCTTGCATTGCTCTCACAATGTCGTTTAAGTGTTCTAACACGTTGTCCAAATGAACAACATCAAATTCATTGTTATCAAACGGCCAAGGATACACATCAAGATTGTGTACCACATCCGCGCCAACGTTTTCATTAATGTCCACAGTTACAACAACGTCTCTGAGGTTTCCTGGAAATTCTTTTTTACCACATCCTAATACAAGTAACTTGGCCATTAAGTACCCCACTCATTTTTAAATAATGGCACTTGTAGTCGGTCACTGTAGCGCCAGCCACGTTTCATTGCCGCCAGTGCTACGTTCTTTGCATTTAAATTGTAAACACTTTCAACACCGCCCACTGGCATCAAATATATGTGTCCTTTAAATCCTGCTGTTCTAAATTCTTCTACAGCACGTTCTGCATCTGCAATATCTTCTTCTGTTGCCACTACAAATTTAAGATATGCTGTGCCAACTTGTTCATATTCGCAAACCACTTCTCGACAAATTGCTTCCTCCCACTTTTCACCACTAGCAGGAAGTTTAGCACTTACACTAAATGTAAGTTCTCTGCCTACTACACTATTCCATTTTCTTAAATATTCTTTAAACTCGGGAGTTAGTTTTTGAGTGCCATTTGTTTCAAACGTAATCTCTTTCAATCCACGCATCTTAGTGTTATTGATCAAGTCTGGATAAGCACGTTGCCACCCAAGCAAGGGCTCACCACCTGTGATAACCAAATGCTCATCATGCCATTCACCATGTGGAATAATTTCCGCAATTCTGTTGGCGATTGCTTCGCTTGTGAGCATTGGACTAAGATCTTTAAAGTCTGGATGCCAACTGGCATAACTGTCACAGCCTGTACTAACTAATGGAAGTTCATTATAAGTGGGCCACTTGTTATATTTTACTTGTTTTTCTGCTAGTACATCAGCTTCGCCGCTTAATGTACCACGTAGCATACCAAACCCTGCACATTTAAAGTTACAACCAAACGTGCGTAAAAACACAGACGGGACGCCCATATATCTACCCTCGCCCTGTATACTGTAAAATAACTCAGCTATTTTTATTTTGCTCATTCTTTTTCCTAAAATCTTCTACATCTTCCATGGCACTCTTTAATGTTTCTGCATAGTTGAGCGCACCTTGTCTCTTCAAACAAACAGTTGATTCAGTATCAATATACCCGTTAGTTAGCAATGTCCAAATATGATACCATCGTGTTTTTGACCAAAAGTTAGTTCTAGTGGTAGTATAAATTGTTACAGTGACTCCGGTATCGTCTGCTTCTACCCACACGTTATGGTCACATTCACTACTTCCGCATTCGCATGTAACACGATAAACTTTTGAGTCACCCCAGTCGTTGTGTTTTAAAATACCTTCTGCTGGTAGTTGTGCGTTCATCGTAACACCTCTAGGGTTGAAATTTTAGCAATCTTTTCGCCAAAGTCTTCGTCTTTGCCAATGATATAGATCTGATGTTCTGAACGATCTGACTTTCGATCGTAGCGACTAAACTCTACAATCTTACCACCAACGGCACTATATACTTTGAATTGTAATGTAGGATCAGTACCTATATCTCGCGAGCCAATGCCAATACTATTTTTAGATGA